TTTGCCATTGATATTCTTTATTAATGCCCGTCCGTCCCACGGCTCTGGTGGATTCATTACCTGAGAGAAATCTATCCCCTCAGATTCAAATGCTGATTTGATACTCATTATTTCTCCTATTCTTTTTATGCTTAATGCCTTTACGTTTCCGTTTAAGATAAATTCTCATTTTGCTTCTTACATTATCGCTGAATTGATTGTGAAACTTCCTCTTTCTCTTTCTTCCGGCAATCTGTCTTATTTTGCGTTTTCCATGCATTTTAAGATAATTGTTTTTATACGAAGCAATGCATGTTTTAAACGCTCCTGAAGAAAGATATATGCTTTGAACGGCTTATATCCAAGGGCTACTAAGTAAATATGCATTATCTTTCATGCTTTCTCACTCCTTTATGTCTATTCCTCTTCCAGCTTTGTAACAATCTGCTATATATGTTCTATGTACATCTTCCATACCATTAATAGCTTTTCTCATTGCTTCTGCCATTTTTTCATCATAATATGTATTCCTAATGTGTAGCTTGTTTTCACACAGATTAACGCTTATTGAATCTTCTAACAGCGGATAATTTTCGCCTAAGAACACAGGTGCATCTCCAAAGCCACTCTGTAAAAGGCCATCAAGTATATTTAATAATTTGCTAACAGTAATTTGATTATCCATAACATCAACTCACCCCATGAATCTTTCTCAGATTCGCATATCGGTCAACAAGTACGTCCAACGTAGTCTGAAGCTGATTAATCGTGATGCAATCGGACTGGTGCTGCCTGTGATATTTTGCGATTTCTTCAGATTCGTCGTAAAATGGTGTATCTGCCTTTTCGCTCACCTGTCTTATTAACTTATTGTTATAAGCGAACATTTTATCCAGTTCAGCATAAAGCTCGTTGATTTTCTCATTTTTGTGTAAAATCTCATGTTGCTTTGCTTCTCTCTCATCAGCCAACCGAACAACTTCTTCTTTCAGCTGATCTACAATCCAATTTTTCAAATCTTCAATTCTCATGGCATCCTCTCCTATCTTGTAGACCACGTAACTATTTTATTCTTGCACTGTGGGCATATGATATATTTCTGCTTACGTCCACGTCCAGATGGCATATTTGTAGAAAACATTTTTTCTATGCATTCTTCTTTAACATCTTCTTTTTCATCGTACTGCAACACTGCTCCGCATTTTCCGCAATTTATTCTTTTTAATGTTACAGGAACTAAAATTTTAATCATTTTATATCACCATATTCCTCTATTAGTGCTTGACTCTCCAAGAATGTTAAGTTGACAATCTTTTTTATCAAGTAATGTGGCCTTTGCGTTATAAATCGTCTTAATCCTATCAGATTTGAGACAAAATTCACTATTAAATTCAGTTTTGCAGTTTGTACAAATCCATTCTGCATCAGTTCTCAAACCTGCAGCATCTACGTCACCGCCAAAGATATCCACTCCTGTATTGATTACCGTTCCTCCACAAAGTGGACATTTACGTTTGTATCGTAACAATAAATCATTTTCCATAATTTATTTTTCCCTACCTTTCCTGTGATTCATCTGGCACTCGATCATCTTTGCTACATTCTCACGTTCCTGTTTTATTCCATGTCCCTGTCGAAACAATTCACACTCAAGGACATTCCCGCACTTGGAACATTCATCTTTGATTTCTTTGCCTGCTATTTGCATTCCCATCCATCCTGTACCATTTTAGGCTTGTATATTTTCTCGGTGTATCCCTCACCGTTACATAAATCGCAAGTAACTTCTATTTCTTTGTAATCATCGCAACATTCCCAGTATTGTGCACGATTTACTCTTTTGATAGTAGTTCCACTTCCACTGCACTTCGGGCATCTATAAATTTTATTTCCTTGTATTAGATTTACAAGGTCATTAAGAGTTGTTTCTCCACCGTATACATTTCTCAGACGTATCACTTCATGAATTTTCATTCTTTACTCCCTCCCAACATTCACAGCTATCATCAAGACATCTAAAATCTGCGCAATGTTCACTGTCACCATTACAGCAAACGCCTTCGTATGTCGCGTACCATTTACATGTACAACAATAATCTTTTTCTTCCATAATCCACCTCTCTAAACAAAAATTCCAGCACACGGACTTGAACCGTAACTAGCCACCCAACGTGGAGTGCTGGAAACCAAACTATACCTTAGGAGTAATTTATTCCTACGATGGCAATTCGTAGGAGTTGAAAAGGGAAGATTCGAACTTCCATGTACATCCCATGTCCAAAGACACATGCTCACCCCATTACGATGTACTATCCTCTGCGTCTGCCTTTCTATTGTATCAGATTCATCACTGTCAATAGTTCCGCCACTTTTCAATCAGAGCATTATCACTCAATGCATCAAACGTCCATATAGGAGGGGATTTCCACCCTTTTACTCTCATGCTGCCGGCTAAGGTCACCTAAGTTGTGGGTTTAAACCTATGCTACCACAATAGCGTCTACGTATTCCGCCACTATATGGAATCGGAAAGGCAGGAATCGAACCTGCGACACATAGCTTACAAGGCCATTGCTCTACCACTGATCTACATTCCGTACCGCTTGTCACGGCCAGTTAAAAAACTGAGTTGATTTTCACCTTATATTTCATTCAACAGTGATACAATCGTATCTCTCTGAATTGATTGTGTTTTCCATAGCTTCAATTGGATTATGTCCAAGATTCTGCAATACCTGTTTGAATACTGTTACCGACTGACCACTTGCAAGTTGTACGCCTTTTCTTGTAGCATCTGCATGGAACACATCATGTCTGCTGTATACATTCCAGAAGATAACATTTGGAATGATATATCCGGCTTTTTGGAATTTTCTTGCCATTTTGTCATAGAAAGACCAGTCCTTATTACCACAATAATCAATTTCCATATCGGAAATAACAACTATAGCTTTCGGCATTTCTTCCTGTGAAACGTTGTTCTTCTCAGCAATATCAAGTACTTTCTCAAAAGCTGCTTTTAGGTCTGTGCTCATGCCCCAGCTTGCCTTGCCTACATTTCGTATCTTCTGTTCAAGAGTTTTTCCTTTCAAAATAACAGTCTCAGGATCGCCAGAGAATGTCATAAACAAGTTATGATATGCACCTGTATTTCTCTCAGCAAAATATATCGCCAATCCGATTGAGGTTGCCATTGGTCTTCCATACATTGAACCGGATACATCAGCCATAATCAAAGCATTTGTTCCCTGTTCAATATAATCTGGAAGTGCTTTCCATTGCGTTTCAAGGACTTTATTGTTTTCTCTTCCATAAAGGATTTTCTCTACAATGTCATATGGATACAAGGTTGAAGCATTGATTTTAACTTCTTCTTTATCAGCTTTATTGATAAATTCGCTGAAGCCATCAGGATCATGTTTTGCAAAGGCTCTACGATAAATCATCATTGCACGGCTTGGAACTTCTGGATATTTAATCTCGTTCCACTTGCCGGCAGACATGAGGCTTTCGGCAACACCTATCTGTTTTCTCATGCTGCGAACAATTCTCTTGAAGTTGTAAACTGGATAGCCTAACTTCTGTGCAGTCAGGATTCCTAGTTTTCTAGTCTTTGCACTACTTGCGTCAGCAGTTTTAATCCATTTGGCAAGCAGAGAAATTGCTTTGCCATCATTGAGATTCTTCAGATCTTCCTCGAACTGATTTTTCATGGTTTTCCATATATCATCTTCCAGTGGTGTTCCAATCAATTCATAAAGATCATCGTATCTTCCAAACGCTCCAATCAAATCAAGGTTTGGTCTGAGTGCTTCTGGATGGTGTTCTGCCATATAACGAATAATGGTTCGGAAAGTTTTTCTTTCTCCTAATCCCTCTCGAATATCTCTTGCGTAAAAAGCAATCTTCGTAGCAAAGAGTTTATCCTGCGCATACGCTTCTGAGAACAATGTAGTGATTCTATTCTCATCAGCATCTCTTAATGCACCAATAGTTCCGAATAGATCAAGTCTTGCATCACTTGTGGTATTCAGCGCAACTGCGCCATTCTCGGTTCTTGTAAACTTACTTTCTTCTTTCATTGCATTTGCAAAATCCATGTTTTTCTCCTTTCAGGACACAAAATATAAAATACACGCCTAAGATTTTATTTAAGAATGAGTTGCTGTAAGTGTCCCATATTTTTCTTCATGATGCTTTTGGTTTTTTATGATTAACAGTCATATCCAATAAAGTTGCTGTAAGCACCACATAAACGGCAAGGGGTGGACTCGAACCACCGACAAGTACCTTGTAATGGAAAGAATTGCTGTAGAAGTCACGAACATGACTTACAATCTTTTACTGCTCTACCAATTGAGCTACCTCGCCATATTTACCGCCTATAACGGTCAGACAATACCTGAGTTGAGTTTCACATTTTTTTGCTATAGTGTAAATCCACCAGAAACATAGACCGTCTGTATACAAACAGCTTAACTCTAAGCGGATTAAATCGGAAAGAATGGATTCGAACCATTAAGACCTAGTCTATGACCAGGCCGTTCCCAGTTACTTGCACTTTCCGAATAACCCGGAAGCCCCGGGTTAGCAATATGTTTATCGTGTTATGCTTTCCACTAGGCTGTTTTATAC